TTACCGCCAGCGTGTCGTATTCCTTGGCGAGTTGCGAAGGGAGAAGTTTCTTTTCTGGCTTTCCTCCGGTAAGCTTGGCCTCTGCTCTTGCCTTGGAGTATGTCGATGGATACTCCTTCACGTTGCCCTGTGCGTCGTGTCTGAATAGCGAACCACCCGCAGTACTATATTCAAAGCCGCCGTCTGCTGTTTCCTTCAGCGATCCGGGTTCTATTTTAAATGGTTGCCCGGCCTCGTCCTGTAGCTGGTTGAACAATCCGATCGCCTGATCCCATTGCTTATTCTTCAAAAACATATCGACTGTGGACATGCCATTCATGTACTTCTGCATGGCGAGTTTGTCCCCGTTAAATGCCTTCAGGGCATCCCGGTATTCCTTCGTGGCTTCCAGTTGCTCACGGCCCTGCCGCAAGCGTTCGTCGGTCTGGGATAACTGTCTTTCCTTGTCCCTTCGTATGTCCTCGTATTCCCATCCCTTGATCTGCCCCGTACCGAATTGTGTCAGGCCGCCCCCAAGGCCAGCCAGTGCCTTTCCCCAAGACATAGTACTCGCTCCTATCTAGGTTGCCCGGTTAAAGGATCAACGTATCCGTCGTTATCGTTATTGCCGCCTCTTTTCCCGTACATGAAACCAAGATTCTGCATGGCGTTGCCAAACCCTCCAAACCCGGCTGCCGCGTCACTGTTGTAATTGTTAAAGGCAGTTCGATATGCCCCGCCAAGATCATTCTGAATGGGTGTGTTGAGCGTGGAGCTCCCAAGCCCAAGGACGCTGATGATCTGATTCAATCTGTTCGCGTCCCATTGTGATTTTATGTCTGCCCGTCCCTTGGCGCCGACTAGGGCTGCCCTCCTTCTTGCAGCGTCCTCCTGGCCCGTGCCGACGTTTCTCCCGTAGATTCGGCTCAGATTGCCGACAACATCTCCAAGTCCCCGCTCATACTTCCCGATGGCCCTGAGATATCCCGGTTGCTCCTCAGTGGGAAGAAACGCCTGCCTCACCGTTTCCTCGTACCGTGGCATGAACAATTTGTCGAACCATTGTCTCCGGCCACGCTCGTCGTAATATTTCTGCTTTTCTAGCTTGATTAAATCGTTCAGTGCATCGCTCGATCCGAACGCTGAGAACAGGCCGCCAATCGCTGATCCAAGTCCACCAGCACCAGTGAGTAAACTCCCGATATCTATAGCCATGACATATTCCTTTATGTTTTTTGAAGCCCCTCGAAATTTGCAGATACGGCACCTGTTGCCGGGGGGCCTGCCACACCGGCAACAGGCATCTCAACAGTGACGACATCGCCCTTTCTCATCGTTATTTTCACAGGGCATTCGTATACCTGATATGCTGTTAGCGTCAAAGATCGTACAATGTAATTGGAAAGTTGCCGGTTATTCTCGCTTCTCAATGCACGGGCAATCCTTATCGTCGGTGTATCGTTGCCCTGCTCAGTCACCGTGACCTTTCCAACGGTATCGCCCTTGGCGCGAAATACTACTTTGTCGTCCCCGGCCGTATTCAGATAAACGTGGCCTCTTACCGGTCTAGTCGCCATGGAAAAAAGCCTCCAGTGCCTTGTCGTCGTCTGAATCCTGCAACTGGCCATATGTCGAGGCGTCAGTACTTCTGCTGCCCGGCTTCAGGAAGGATACCTTTCTTCCCTTCATGCTCTTGTTCCCCTTCTCCCGGCCGGTAATGAGCCTCTTCATTCGCTCGAACTGTTGCCTTTGCGTTATCAGGGCGCTTCTTATGACCTTCATTCCACTATCACCTCATCGACATACAGAGTTCCTACCAGTTTGACTTTCGACGAACGCCCGAAAGAATGCTGCGGGAACATAAGGCGCCGCTTCCTGTCCAGTGTGTGTGACAGTTCCATTGTCTTGGATGCCGCCTCCACGCCGTCTATATAAGCCGTTACCTCTGCATCACCATCGCCGTTTACGACGACATTGTTCCACGGTTTAAAGACAGGGCTTCCGTTGAGAAGGTTCCCTGATTCCCATGTTCCAGTCAGGAAGTCATCGCCCATCTCGGATTCGTAAATCCCGGCGCCATCCCTCATGACCTTCAGTTTGAAGAGTTTCCCGTCCTCCGGCCTGAAATACGCCGCCTTTATCACTTCGTCCCTGGTCGTGACGATAAACGGCTGAGTCCTGTGGTCTATAACCAGTTGACCGCCATCGTGGTACACCGTCAGTATTCCGTCGCCATCCACCATCCTGGCCGTGTCATAGTTGATATTTTTTACAAACCAGTCCTCTCCGAATGATTCATCGGAAATAACCCTGGTCTGTACGCCGTCGAAATTGGTGATGCCGGAATCTCCGAGGTAGGTAAGCCCGAATTCCGTAATGGCAATCGCTCGGCCCGGACACGGCTCCTCTCCGAGATCCCTTGTCGGCGGGATCATGTTTTCAGGATCGGTTCCGTCCAGCCTGAACGGTCCATTTGCCGTGATTATGGATACCGTACCGCCTATGGGCTTTCCGCCCTTGATCTTTGCCGGTGCATTGGCCCAATAGTCCGAATTCCATGCGTCAATCTTCTCCGGCTCGTTCCAGAATATTCGGCTGTCTAGATAGTAAAACAACATCCCCGCGTGCATGCCGATGATGCCGTCAACCCTGGTAGGCGGGGGCCGGAATATTATCTCGTTCTCTGTGCCTCTGGATTTATACCATGACGGCGGTGTCTCCCCGAGGTCGTCCGGAGATTTCGAGTCGTAATAGTTTTCCTGGCTTATTGGAACGATATCCACCAGCAGGAATTCTGCCGTATTTTCCCCGAGGCGGTAAATGTTCCAGTGAGTCGTAAAATCCGGGTAGGTGGACGGCCTTGTTATCTTCACAGACGATGTTTCTATCTCCAAACCTTCTGTCGGGTCGGACGGGCCGGACTCGTCGAGGTGCCCATTTACATCCCTTGACCACGTTATGATATATTGAACACTATCGTCTATGATGTTCGTGCCTTCCTGATATACCGGAACCGTTCCGGTCTGAATGATGTGGATCCAACTGTCATCTATATGGTCCCACATTGAATCCCCGGGTCCGTAAAGGGCCTCGTCGGGATTGTAGTAATATATGGTTGCGCCATAGTAATTTCTGGTTGTCCACACCTTCACATATACCGTGTTGGCCGGGTTCCCGTCCTGGTCCAACAGGCCATCATTGTTGCCCCATCCCCATTCGTTTCGATTCAGACTGCCTACAACGCCTTCAACCTTCTCGGTCCCTTTTATTTTTACGCCGTTCGGTTCTACGAAATCATTCGGTATGGTTCCGTCGTGATATGCAAGGTAATACTCGTTGTTTGACCCGCTTGGCTTCCAATCATACAGCGGGTCGTTCGGCTTTATATGCGTCGAGTATTCCTCGTATGTCGCTCCCCCGGGTGCACCCGTATCCTCTACCGTCGGAACGGCCGGAAGATCGCAACCTAAATCCGCTACGGTTCCGTTGACGGATTTCTTCAATTTCCCCTTGTCGTCGAGATAGATTAAAATATCAAGGGTTTTCTCTCCATCAATCGACGCGCCGGTAATCCATCGATGATAATGTTTGTCCTTCCCTGTTAAAAATTGACCGTTATGGTAGGTCATGTCGTTGTGGTCTGCAATGTCGTCCGGGTTCAATGGTTGAACCAGCTTATCCGACCTGACCGACCTGATCTTTTCGCTGAACAGATCGACGTTCTCGGCAGTCAGGGCAAATCCTGCGGCCGGGTCGTTCTTGTATCTAGGCGCTATGCCGAAAAACCGATCGATTATCATAGCGGCGTTGCTCCCCTGTACCTCGTCATGCCGACTTTTCTATGTCCCCGGAACCGGGCAAGCCTGAGTTGAAATTGCCCCTCCAGATCGTCGGCTCCGTCGATATCGCCGTCCTCCTCCATGATCCTAGAGGCAGCCCGGAACGGCAATGCTTCGTGAAAACTCGCAATCGTGATGTCCGGGTAATCCGAATCCGCGCTCATGTAATTCGGATAGGCGCAATATTTGACGTTGATGTTCCCTTCCGCGTCCGATGCGTCCCCGTCCTCATCGGGAATCGGGTTGACCATTATTTTATGCTCTCCGACGAGTTCAGTGCCCCAGTAATAGGGCGCTCCGGTTGCAGACCTGTCTATGCCCCCTATATCGAAGTTTTCCATCCTGCGCGGATACAGGACTCTCTGGAGGGTATCTGTTATCCAGTAAACGATACGCATCGGAAAGGCATAGGGCCTCGTGGTTCCGTCGTCCTCGTAGGCGTTCAATGCTGCTTGCCGAAGATCGTAGATAAATACGTTCGCTTTTAATTGAAATTCCTCGATTTCTTCCACGATCATATGTGTGTCAAGGCAGAAATCCATCTGTGCGAAGTTGAGTTGCAACTTTACATAATCTTCGTCGTATCGCTCCTTGGCCGGGTCTCCCAATAGCAGGAACGTCTGATTGACGAGTTCTGCAAGCGTCATTCGGAGTTCGGGGTTCTTGGCCATCACATCGGCTCCGCACTGTGTCCCATCGGTCCCCTGTGGAAAGTGCGCCTACGCACCTTGCCGATTACCATGTCCCACTTCGCTGAATACCGGGCGGCGAGTTGCCGCAGTTTCGGCTCCCGGCGATATTGCAACACATATGCTGCCGCCCCGTACTTCACATCCTTGTGTACCCACTCGGGTAAACCCTCATCGGGATACTTGCCGTCATTGTCGGGCTTGCGGACGTAATGGATGGTCACGTTCCCGTAGGGGCTGATCACCTCCCGCAATGGACGGCCACCGCCTCGGACCCGGAACGGAATACCCGAAATTCGCCCCAGGCCGCTTTCCCCGGTTCCAGTTCTGGTTGATGGGCTTGTTATTGGCAATTCATTTCCGTCTGCATCTACGAGTTCCCGAATGTTTCCGTAGGGAAGAGATCCGGCTGGTGTGAAGGTCGATCCGTCCGTACCGGGAACCGGCATAAGTCCAATCTGATCGTCAGCCAGCATTTCCCGATAGAATTTTACAGGATCTCCTTCCGGCTCGAATGCGCCTCCGTACATATCGACCTCTGTTACCGAAGTCGGAAGGATGACGTATCCTTTCAGGTTATTAAATCCAACTCTTTGCAGGCGAAGAAGATCGGGCGGAAGATCATAAATACCCGTGCCATCAGACAATCCGACAACACCCACTTCCCGCAGGCATGAGGACCGGCGCACCAGTTCATTGATGGCCCATTTCGCCGCTGGTAGAACTTCGTCCTGTTTTATCGTGTAGCCGTCTTGTCCTTTGCCTCGGAAGTCCAAGCAAATGCGTAACGTATCGTCCACAATCTCGTTGAACTTCCGGGCGTAAGACGTGTATGGATAATCGGCCATTAAAGCACCATGTATTTTTTCAAATCGTCTTCCGTGATCTCAAACTTCGGGTCTTTGCGAACCTTGGCTAAGAGGGCCTTGTATCCCTTTTCGGTGATTTCCCATTGCTGGAACGGGAACCTCGTGGAGTTCGGAAGTCGCACCATAGCGTCGAAATCGCCATCCGGATTCTGGTCGGCCGTAATCAGCTTGTACTTCGGCCTATAGGAATCCTTCAGTCTCACTACGACGTGGCCGGGGACGGCGCACATGACGTTCCGCTGTAGAACGAATCGAGACAGATTCCCTCGAGTCCTCGCCCACGGCGGCTTGGTCTCCAGGTACTTCTGGTATTCTTCGTCGGTTTCCGGATTCTTCCCTGCCACTCTTTGCGGCCTGGGCCCGTATCCACCGCCTACACTCACCTGTTCCGGTTCGCTCTTGTCTCCGGGCTGATCGTTGAGCTTTATGACGAAAAACCGGTTCGCCTCGTCCGGCACAGCATCGGGGTTTTTCAGAAGATACGGGTCGTCTGGGTACTGCTCAAGATACGGATTTTGCTTGACTTTTTTCCTCTTCGTGTCTTTTTCATTCAAGGCTTCACTCGCTTCCATTGTTCATACCTCCTCTGGATATTGGCCAAGGGGGCCGGATCACCGAGGAGGGAGCGACCCATGATGGCCCCCCGGCCAACATCTCGGTTTTGTTTCCCCGTCACCTTATGATGTGACGAAGCCCCTCTATCTCATTACATCCTTTGCCCGATTGCCAGCCAACTGACTCTGGCACCGTTCGGGTTCAAGACTGAACTCGCACCGAGGAAAAACCCCGGGGGAAGCCTGAGAACGGTTCCGTCCTTCGGCGTGTCGGACCCGAGGACATGTACCGGGTATTCCACTTCGTCATCATCGGTCGATGCGTTTTTCACATGACCGCCCCAGTAGAATTTGCCCGTTACATCAGCCGCAAGGGCGATGTCGCCAGCAGGGAACGTGATGGCCGATTCATGGACTTCCCAACGGTTGTCGGTTGTCCCGTCATAGATGATCTTGTCGCCACCGGAATATACCGTCACACCGTTCGCCGCTGAAAGATCCGAGAAGGTGGAGTTGTTGTTCAGAAGTCCACCGACATCGGAGTTGGAGTAAAGTGTCCCTTCCCTGTTCCACATGAACGTGGTCGGGTTGCTCGCATCGATCTGAAAGAAAATCCATTGCGGCACGAAACCCAGAATGACACAGATGTCGGTTCCGTTATTACCGAGGCATCCGCCACTGATGATCTCCATAAATATTCACCTCCTTTGGTTCGCTATTACAGCGGGTTCTCCGTCACGCCGAACTCGATCCTGTACAGGAAGAGATCCTGTACGATAAGCCCTGCATGATAGAATTTGGTTGTCACGCTTCCGCGCTGACCGAAGGGGTCTCCGCCGCGAGCCTTGCCAGGGTTCAGCACCATCACCCTCGGCGCGTTCTTCCTCCGGAGAGGAACTGAATACCACGCATTCGGGGCCATGATGACCATCGGGTACACGTCGATATTGACGGCGCTGGTACTCTTCAGACCCGTCGCGCCGACTGCGGCACCGCTATCCTCCCACGGCTCGCAAAGCGTTCCGGTGAGGATGCGGAGCCGGTCGATCGAACCAAACTCGTTCGGCAGGGCCTTGGTCGGGTCTGCGTACTTGTGAACGGGCAGGAATCCCTCGATCCTCTTGAGATCCTGTTCCGCATCGGTGTGTGTGTATCCGAAGAACGCATCCGGAACCGGCTCGGTGGCGTACTTCACGGTCGGCATGATTTTCTTTTTGTAGTACTTCGCGTTGTTGCCGCGTAGCGTCCGAATCGCCACATCGATGTGTGTAAGCTGGATGGTTTCATCGACGGTCGCACGAGTCGTTCCGCCCGCATAGGCCGCCTGCGTTCCACCCTTGATCACCTCGATGTTGAAGACCTCCTTCGACTCGCCAGTGATTTCGCCGAGCAGGTCCGTCGATTCGGCGAGAATCGGGTCGTCGTGGAAGTCCATGATCTGATCCGTGAGCGGGACGCCCTTACCGAACTGGTCGAGAACGACCGAGAAATCCTCGTAGGTCATCTTTTCCAGCGCGGGCGTGACACCCTCGGCCATCGGGGTTGTGATCCTGCTCAGGCTGAGATATCTTCGCAGAACCATTGTTTTCGTTGATTTTCCCGGCAAAGGCCGCACCATGACGAGCTGCTCGAGGGGCATTTCAGGCAGTGCCCTTTCAAGCAACATCTTCGATGCGTATCCCTCTACCTTTGGGGAAATGTCGGAGTAGACTTGATCTGCCATTGGGTAGTTCACCTCCTTAAAGGTTGGCTCTCAAATGAGCCGGTTTATTCCATGTCGAATCCTTCTTCAAATGTTCCTTCGCTCTTCCCTCCCTGCGGCGTTCCGCCAGGAGCAGAGGTAATAGAGGCTTGTGCCTGGTCGGTCTGTTTCTTCGATTTCTCGAGGCGTTTGGTTTCGGCGGCTTCGGCGGCTTTCGCGGCGCGGTTCGCCTTGTAGGCGGAGAGGATGTTGATAAGCGTTTCCGCGTCCCCGCTCTCAAAGGCATTTCGTCCTCGGTCCTTGAAAGACGGATCCTTTGCCTCTTCTTCCTCGTGCCACCTCTTGAAATCGTCACTCCCGGTGATCTCGGCGGCGTCGGCGTGTCCCTCGATGCGCTTACCGTCTTCTCGGGTGAACCCTTTCACGAGCTTGTAATTGGTCTCGTTGAGAAGATCGTTTTTCGCTCGTCTGGCCTCGGCCTCGGAGAGTTTGTTGATTGTCTCCTGTAAGCTGGTGTAATCACCGGTCTTCTTCCCGGCCATCTTGTCGATGAGCCCTGCAAGTTCCGGATTGTCGTCCAGAATGGCCTGTTCCTCGGGCGTCAATTCGTAGGGATCACCGGCGGAGGCAGACTCGAGCGCTTCGACCTTCTTCTTCAGATCGGCTAGTTCCTGGGATCGCTTCGTGAATTCGGCGTGATTGTCTTTCGCCTCCTTCTCGGTTGATGCCAGTCGCCTTTCCGCCTCTTCGGCACGGGCCTTCCAGTCTACTTCTACCGATTTTTCGCCGCCTTCACCGGCAGCACCGCCATCCTCTTCGGAGGTAGTCGGGCCTTCTTCGGACCCGGCCTCTTCCGAGGGTGGCGTTTCTTCGGCGCTACCGCTTTCGGGTTCTTCGTCAAAACCCTTGTCGAATTCTCCAGCCTCTTCGTTCACTTCGTCCATAACCTCTGTTACCATCTGCTCTTCTGACATTGCCTTATCCTCCTCATTCGTTCGGCTAGTCCTTCACGGCCGGGGCCTTTCGGTAATCCCTGCCATCAAGGGGCCTACGGTTTACGATTAAAAAACACCTTGATCGTTCCAGTCGCACTGTTCACGGAGTTCCCGGTAATCGTCAGCGAAAGGCATCCGTCTACATAAATCGGCGTCTTTACCGAATCGAAATTCGGTCGCACCGTTTCGGCGGCCGTCGCGCTCCTGTTCGCAAGCACATTCCCGGTTACATCCACACCGTCAGCGTCCTTTAAAACTGGATCATAAGATGCTGTCGGTGCCGTGCCTCCTGGCGCTGTGGTTATTTTCTGAATGTACCCGTCAATTCTCCACGGAATAACCATCGCGGCAAACGATCCATCGCCTGAATCCGCCGTCCAATTAACCAAAACCATGAACGTATCACCATAAATGTGACCGCTTGATGTTAGCGTTCTATCTCCGGCTGCTGGCATAAGACACCTCCTTTCTGCCTACTTGGAGGCGTCTAATTTTTAGACCACGTTTCGATGGTGACAAACTCCACATAGATATGGTCTGCCGCGTTGTTGGTGTTACCCTGGAGCTTAACGGTTGTGGCGCCTCCGTCGTTGAAGTTTGTCGTGTCAACGTCGTATTCAACCGTCTGGCCCTCGCCCTCTGCATCCAGAACGCCGATGATCTTCTGATGCGCTGCATCGGTGTATTCGTACATGGTGAACGTGGCGTACCAGTCGTCACTCTGTGATGTGGTGAGTTCGACTACTCCGAATTGAGCGTCGTCAACGTAAATGGCAAGGCTCATGGCCGCGCCGCCAGAACCATCCGAAGTACCGCCGATGGTGTACCGGATTGCCTTCCCTGCCGTGAACCACCCGTCTGGCAGAGAAATACTGGAGCCGGTAATATCCGTTGCCGTTGCAACGCCGGAACAGTCTGTCTGTGTGAACCCTTGATTGCTTACAAGCGGTACTGAACCACTGTAGTCAGGCAGGGTTATGATTCGGTCTGCTGTCGGGTCTTCAACGGTTAGGCCGGTTTCCGAAGAGTTGTCGGTTGTTCCTTCAAACTCAATCGGACTGGTTCCTGCCGATGCCCCTCCGAGTTCCAGCGGGTCTACACAAAGAATGCGTCCTGAATCGGCCTTTAGCGAATAATCGATTCCAGCACCCGTTACCTCCATTGCGTACTGAAGGCCGGTAGCATCGCCCGTAGATCCGAATTGAATACCAACTACCTCGTCGGAGGCTGTGTTGGCATCGTCGTCAAGGGTGATAACTATTCCTCTTACAACTTCGCTTGCTCCGCCTGCAACATCGGATTCAACATTCAAATCAAAGGCGCTCGATATAGTTGTGGCGCTTCTGTAGTCCATGTTGATTGCACCGGCTGTTCCTGTGTGCGCCGTGGTATCCGCATCTATTGTAAGAGCTTCTCCCGCACCAAGGGTCTGTGTTAGGGCTGCGTTCAAAGTCAATGCACCATCAAGGCGGGTCGCTCCGTCAACTTCCACAGTCCCCTCTGCGTACAGGTCGCCATCTCCAGGAGTCACATCGGGCGTACCGAGATTGCCGATTCTGACATACCCGGTGTCGGCCTGAAGGGCGACTTCCGCACCGCCTGTGTAGAAGCCCTGCACAAGAGCGTTTCCAGTTACATCGGTTGCGACGGCAGAGAAACCACGCAGGATCGACTCGTTCACGGTCAGGGTTGTATCGTCGTCGTCAAGGTCGGCGTAGAAAGCATTGCCAACGGCACTATCTGCGGCATCCAGCCAGTCCAGGTCAACGCGCACACCATCGACACCGTTGGTAAGCGTGTCGATCTGTATATCGATAGCACCGTCTGTATTTGTCAGGTCGTTTGTATAGGCATCGACAAAAAGAGCCTTGCCCGCTGCCGGTGTGAAAACTCTAACGCCAGCATCCATATCTTCAATCCATAATCCGTCGATTGTACTTGAGCCGACATGGGGTACTTCCGCTCCGTCGATGAAGATTCCTGCGTAATACCCTGCGGCGTCAGAGTCGTCGTCCAGATTGATATAGATACCGCCGCTGTACTCACCAACCCCATTCCCGGCAAGGTAATTGCTGTCGATATCGATAGCGTACATACCGTTTGTGTTTGTATCGTGGGAAATGGCGAGTCCATCAACGGTTGAGTCTGTAGTGGCCTTGTCTACAACCACTCCAGCGGCCGCGTCCAGCGTCCAGGCGGTATTCCCGCCAGGGCCGATGGCGAACTTCTCGTCACCGTCGTTATCAGAACAGGTGAAGAAAATATCGTTCGCATCGGCGTCGGCCTTCCACATGAGGCCCACAAGTGTCGTGTCGTTCGTGGAGCCTGTTGCATCCTCGCCGTAGAACGTGCTGATGATGGCGTCGGCGGCGTAGGCAGAGTCGTTCGACGTTACGGTGAAGTATTCGTCGTTCGCGTCGAAATCGATGTCAATGCTCTCGTCGCAGTTCAGGCCGCCAGTAGTCTGCACCGTAGAGTTCACCACAAGGGCTCCGTCCATCTGTGTTGCGCCATCAACTTCCAGGGTGCCTTCAATGTAGGCGTCTTCGCCATTCAGGGCCACACCCGGTACGCCGTTTCCTACCATCAGGTTTCCGGTAAGCACCCTCACACCGTCTGCGGCATTGGCCGTACTTGGAGCAAGGATAAGGTCGTCGGTCGTGTTGTCCTGATGGACAGACCCGCTGTTGTTCGTCGCTGCTGTGAAGGTGGCTTTCGGGGAGTCTGTAACCTGATCATCAAAAACAAGGTCTGCATCTACACTGGACGTAATCGTAAGCGTATCACTTGCGGCATCTCCGATGTCTACGGCCGCATTCGTCGTGTATATGCGTCCTGTCGATGTGTTGCCGATTGCGATTGTACCGGTGCCTGCGGCATCAATCGTAAGATTCACATTGCCAGCGGCAGCGGACACGAGCGCGGGGATGTAAAGGTTCCCACTGAATGTGCCGTCCACGGCGGTCAGATCGTTCATACTAACATCGCCGTTGGCCGCTATGGTGGCAACCGTCCCGTCGAAGTCCAGGCCGCCCCCGGCCGAATTAACGGCGATCGCATCACCCGTACCGGCATTGTCGATAGACAGGGTATCCGGATTTCCAGTAACATCGTTATTGTCGAGCAAAAGGGCGACGTTGGCCGAGGTGTCTGCAACCTCGATTTCCACCTCATTAGAGTCCGCATTGATCTTATTGCCGGATCCAGCCCCACCCTGGTCATATGCCTGATCAAGAGTATTACCACCCGCAGCGGCAGCGATAAGGCTCGTAGCCACACCGGCAGAATCCTTGAAGTAGGGCGTGGTCGTTCCGCCGCCGTCATCAGCGACGTAGATGCGCCCGGTATTGGCCGCAGGACTGCCGGGAGCAGTGATTTCAGGCATTTCGATATAGCTGTCCGTTCCATCGACGGTGGCACTGTCGAAATCGATAATGCCTGCAACGGTTACGTTCTCGTCGAAGTTTGCGCCCCCGTCAGATTCGACTACTCCGGTTAGAAACAATCCGCCGTCTGCAAGAGTGGTAGACGGAGTAGTGCTAGATCCGTCATCGATTTTGACGTAGCCATCATCGAACGTTAGATCGCCAGTCCTTACGTCAATGGCTTTGCCGTTCCCGTTCTGGAAGACGACCATGCCAGCGCGGAACCACTGAAGCTGATTCCATACGGCGTATGCTGCTGTAGTCGCCATTCCTACGGCCAGAACAACGGCTGCAATGGTTATCATTTTCTTACGATTCATTTACTTGCTCCTTTCTGTTTTCATTTCGCCCACAAAAAAGCGGACCTCGACTCGGGATCTGGGCGCCCAGTCGAGATCCGCTAATTGTGAGCATAAGTTTGGGTACTGCTACTTACCTCTTCGATTCCTTTTCTTTGGCTTTCTCAATGGCCTTCAATGCTAGGTCCGGATGACTTCGCAACCATGATAGGGTCTCGAGTTGTCCCTTGGCAAACAAATCCGCCTCCCGAACATTTATCGGCTGGCGAAGTTCCTTGTCCAAGGCCACATCCTCGTCGTCTATCAGTTTGAGCCACACTTTCCAGAACCGGCAGGCAGCGCATTGACTGAAAGCCTCTACCTGTTCCACTGATAATTGTGTCGGGTGCTTCCTCACGCCATCCTCCTCTTATGGTTGCAGAATTCGACCTGCGGCCTCTTCCCCCGGCGGTGCTTGGGGCATAACATTGCCCCGGCCCGCGTTCTGGGTCAGATAGCCCATGATCTCCTCCTGTTGTGCCTTCAACTCCTCCTCGGTCTTGATCACCCTCTCCGGGTCCATGTTGAGCGCCCTCGCAAAATCCTTTAAGAGCGGGAGCGGTTTTGTCAGCATCCTTAAATACTGGTCTTGCAGGGCGAATTGCGCGAACTGCAATATCTTGTGCTGCTGCGTAATTTGGTTCTGATATCGCTGAGAACCCATCGCCTTGCAGGTATAGTCGCCCTTGATGCTCGGGTCCGGGTCGTTGAGCATAAGCCACGCATATTGTGATTCCATGACCGGCTTGAAGTGGTACTCATCACGGTTTTTTACGGCAGCCCCGATGGTCTGGTTCGCATTCTGTGATGCCTGCGATATCTCGAATGCCGTGTGCTTCCCGGGCTTCTCTACTGCGCCCTCCAATATCTGTGGAAGATTAGAGGCCCGGTCTGCGAAACTCTCAAACATGGCAATCGATCGTTCCATGCCCTGCGTCACATCCGGAGGGGCAAAGAAGGTAAAAGCCTCGTTAATCGTGCGTACGTTCTCGGCCAACTGAAACCATTTACCAGGCCATAGCGTTGTGTCAGTATCCGGGTCCAGGTTTTCGATCTTCCCTGCCATGAGGATGTTCGCCGCCAGTTTCTTGTTGTCCAGGTAGCAGCGCACAAGGCCGTTGATAACTTCCTGCATATCCTCGACGTTTTCGGGTACGCCTACACCCCTGGCTTCGTGTGGTATGTCCTCTAGCCTACACAGGTAAAGCGGTCTGCGCTTGAGCGGAAGGGTGTTTTCTTTCGGAGCGTAAATTACCTCGTTTCTCTTGGCGTTCCCTGCGACGACGGTGAATATCTCCTGATCCTTGCCGTCCTCGCTGAGTTCCCCGAGCTCATAGGAACCCTTGCCGCCCGTGTGGCCCTTCACATATTTGCGGTTCATACGGCCCCAATAGGCAAGCACCGGGATATTGCGCCTGCGATGGATGAGACTGTCCCGGTAGTCGCCCTCCTGACCGTCCGTGTCGTCGCTGTCGTCGTCGTTCTCGTAATGCTTTATCACGTTTTCGACGTAGGTTTCGTTCCATCCGCGCCCCTTGGCTAGTTGCCTGAGTTCCCACTTGCTCATAAACCGGCGATAGATAATGCCCTGCCCCTTCTGCGGGTCCGACTCTTCCAGATCCCAGAAGATATCCCAGATGTTCGGATGCTGGACGGTCGGAAGCATAACGGTAGACTGCTTCATCTTGAACGTGCCGAAACGCTGAATGAGCTCTGGAGGCAACTGCAATCCGCCCACATCCGGGGGAACGAATTGCGACTCGCTTATCTGATACGGCATGAGAACCGGATAATGCAGCCAGGACCATCCATAAATACCCATCTCGAGCCGTGAGGACGCCACCACGCGACGAATGTGTGTCTCCACGTCCAGATCGTCCACCTTCTTGGACATGAGATCACAGCGCTTCCTAGCCTCCTCCACGCTCATAGGCATGTCGGGGGCGTTTTCCGGGTATGGCGTCGGTTCTATGCCTTTCGGCACCTGGCCGCCCTGGTCTTCGATGCCGCCAACTTGCGCGACGTAGGATATGGTTTTCTGCTTTGTGAGTCTCACGAACACGTTGGACCGCCAGTCGCTACCCTCTAACTTCCTCCACTTCCGGAGATAATCGGAGTTCTTGTTGCCGATATAGGCGTCGTAATTCGTGTGCATCCGGTCTTCAAGGAGCTCCTGTCGCTGCTCGCTGAAGTTCTTGAACACGTCCATAACGAATTCAGCTACATACGCCTTTCCGGCTCGTGAGGTTTCGCTTGGCATTCGGTTCGTCCTTCCAACCCACGAAAAAAGGGGGACCACACCCCGAGACCCGGCCGGCCGGTGGTGGTCCCCCTGATTCGCAGGAATCGATTGTTATTGGGCTACTTTACTATCTTCCCTTGCTCTGTCTGAAAAACATTTCTTCGTCCACTGACGACACTTGTCACAAAGGCCATCCAGAAATCTTCTTGTCCATGAATCATATTTGGATAATTCATGCTCATAATACATTCTACCGCAATTCCAACACCTTGCTCGAACCCTCCTCCTCCCGGTGTAGTTGTTGAACGAGGAGATCACGCCCTACCCTTCCATGCTAGTGAATAATGGTTCCCGTCTGGTCGCTTGAAGTCTCCTCCCCATGTCCCGCCCTTCGATTTCCAGTACTCCCCGAGTGGCCGGTGATCTTCCGTTTCCGTGAGATATCTACCGTCCTTGAATAGATTGAGGTCTTGAGCAAGCCGTAGGCTGTGAACGCCATTAGGATTATGCCCGGTCTTCGCAGGGTCGGGTACATAGCTTTCTCCGAGCGTGACTTCATACCCCCTCCGGAATGCTTCGTCTATCAAATCCTTCAGCATCCACGCGAACTTCGACTGCCACTGACGCAAACTTGCCGCATCGGGGTCCAGAGGCGGCGCATATACTCCATTCAAGAACAAATCCTTGAGTAAATCCTGCCACGGCACATCATGTACCTTATTCGCTGTAGATCACTTCCACCTCGCCGATATGTCCATAAAGAACCTTGATGCCCTCGCAGCAATCGGCACTGAACGTCCAGTCCGGGCCTAGGGGGTCGATCATTATCAACTGTCCCGTATCTATGTCGTAGTATCCGAATTTCATCGGGTCGCCCGTCACGAACACATTCGACCCTACCTGTTCCAGCACGAATGAACCCGGAATGGCGTGGTCTGCTTCTACCATAGCATAATAGTCCCCGGTAACATCGTCCGGCACCTCGCAACACCCGTAATATTGACAGGCAAACAGGATAACCATCACAATGCCCGCAAATCTTGTACTTCGCATGATCTTCCCCCTCTTCCACATATTCACATGTCCGAATCTTCGTCTATGTCCATAACCGTTAGCGGTGCGTCATTGTACGTCAATACGGGTATTAGATTCACGCTCTCCAATGTGGTTATTCCTTTACACGTTTTCACCGTGAATGTCAATTCCTGATCTTTTTCGTTGCTCAGAATCAGACTACCTGGAGCCTTCCGATTTGTCGGGTTCAGGGCGTAAGATCCTTTCCATTCCGGATAGTCAGTAACAAGAACGGGGAACCTACCGCTCCTGAGTACGTCTTTCTCCCGCAACTGGGTGAGATCCAGCGGGTCCGGATATGATTGAATGGAAGCCTGGTCAGTATTCACCATGAAATACGTCCCGGTGACATCGGTTGGCGCCGAGCATTCGACGGCAAAGCGATTCCAAAAGAGAATCGCCGCGGCGAAAAGGACCATCATGGCCAGCGTGACGAACGGTAATGCCGTGCTATTCTGCTTTCGCATCAGAAACCTCCCGCCTTCGGTTCGCCCCCGAAGTGCATCAGTATGTACCATATTACGAATGCCGCCAGAAGGACCAGCACAAACTTAATCAGTTTTCGTATCATTCCTCGGGCTCCTTTACCATGCCCTTACGCATGAAATGAGCGACAAGAGCGCCTACGACCGTCAGGAAGGCCGCTACGAACTCCTGCGTGATCCACTCGTCAGCACCGGGGATGAACTGCTTGGCCAGTAGTAGCAGAATCGTTCCGGCCGCACCTCCGAATGCCGCCTTGGATGTCTTTGGGGTTTTCTTCTTGTCACTCATGTCGAGCTCCCTTCGTTCAGCATGATCGCACCCTTGTAACTTCCGGGCAGGATTACGAAATCGTATACATCATCGTCGCTGTAAAGGTAGACGTGAATCGGCACCTCCGTGTGCAGATAAGTGTCGGCGTTCTTGTATTCTTCTGGGTCGAACTTGGTCAACATGGAGAATAACTCAGTTTTTGCATTTGAATCATACTTGTCGGGATCTTTGGTGATGTTCAGGTAGATTGTCTCTCCCACATCTACCGGCTCGATGTCTAAGTCGTCGGCATCAGACGGGCCCTGCGATTCGATAATGTCGGTCGCATCGGGTCCGTGGTAGCGGGCCGCAGACAACCACACAACCGCTGAACACAGCAATCCGATGATCGATAAGGTGATTATTGCGTTTCTCATGTCAATCCTCCTCTTTTCGGTTCTGCCCCGGGCAGTCGTCGTGGTCGCATTGGGAGCATATTTTGAGTACCTTTATTGGTATCCTCGGCATCTCCGCCATGTCCTCGGTCCTGCATCCTCGTGGGTACGGCTGCCCCGGCACAAACCACCTGTCTCGAGCCCATTCCTCGATCGGGTCTCGCTCAGTCATGATGCCTTCCTCGTCTTTTTGCGCCTTTTAGCCTGCATCGCGCTGTGAACCTGCTTTGCTTTGGAAGGGGATGAATATGTTCTGAACTTCTTCCCCTTATTCTTACCGTGACAATGGTATATCGACCTGCCCCTAACGGTCATCAGTGCATCTTTCTCAAAGTCTTGGCCAGCCTCGCCCTACGTCCTAGCGTCCCCTTTGCCTTTGCGGCCTTATTCAGTTTCTTGGCAGGGATCGGCTTTCCCTTCTTTGCTCCAAGCTGTTTCCGCAGGGCGCCTGGATGCTTGATTGCTCCCTTGATCCAGTTTTTCTTTTTAGGCGGCATGAAACCTCCTCTTCACGGTCTGTTACGCCCTTCTCGTCGCCGATGGGTCGTGGTTCGGGTCTAGTACCACCTGCCCGGTCTTCCGGTGCTTCAGGTACTTGCGACCCTCGGATTTCGTGGCCCGGTCTCCGAACACCGCCTGCCGAATCCATCGTGCTACTCGGCCGTTCATGATTTATCCTCCTCGGTTCCGACCCGCCTCAATATGAACAATAGCACCTTCGTGATCAATCGCAAGAGGCGCTTGCGTTTCACACTCTCCCCAATCGTCGCAGTTTGTCCTGCTTCTCCTGCTCCGTGAGCGGCTTGTACTGGAGATTCACGGCTTGCGCGAACTTGGCCGCCGCAGAGATTATGTCGTCGTGCTTCGCCCTCGGGAACTTCCTCATTTCGTACTCCGCGTCCTCAAGCCAGTCGGTCTCGCCCTTCGCAGGTAGGATAACACTACCGCTCCGGCACATAGCTTGGAAGCTCCGGGCGTGGAAGACGAGATCCTTACCGGCAGGTGGCAGTTTTTCCAGGTTGATATAGTTCTTGTGGTCTCGCATTTCGCGCTCGAGCCACGGGCCGAAGCTCTTGGTGATGTTCTCCCATTCGAGGCCCCATAGTCCCGGGTGCTTGTCTGCGTTGATCCAAAGCATGAGGTTGACGATCTCCATGGAATCCCCACGGAACCGATGTGTGTCCACCCAGTACCACTTGCCATCCGGCGCCAAGCCAAAGACCACGATAACCGTATAGTCGTTATCATCCTTCTCGCCCAGGGCGCAATCCTGCCCGACGTAATACTTGAGATGCTTCGGCAGCGTCTTGGCCGTCCACCGCTCTGTGAACCACTCCTTGACCTTGAAGTATGCCCGCTCGTCCTCCGGAGCAGGATCCAGAAGGTATTGGCAGGAGAAGATGTAATTGGATACGGTCGGGTCGTCACGCTTCGCCCTCAGTTCTTCAATACCAAACTGTACCGTCCATAAGGGTACACCCTTGTCAAGCCTTGGTTCAGGCACCGTAGGGTCGTCTGGTGTGCTCGAGCAAGGTCGTTTATAAGTTCGGTATTGGCCCGAGTCTTCCATGATTCTGTGCAGGTCTCCATCGTCGTAGATGGTCCCACACACCTGTAGATTCCCACCAGGCGGCAGGATCGAAGACCGTACCAGTCCGAAGTTATCGATGTTCTTGATAATCTGGTCCCTATTGGTAGTCGTTTCGACTGTGACAAGGTCGTCCCCCTTTATTATTCTGGGGTGAGCTCCTGTTGGCATGTGGTCGAGGCCGTGGGCCGCAAAAGTCGGATCCTCACCGCCTTCATGTCCTGGGAGGTTGAGCTCTCCGTCGGCGTTCGGAGACCATTTAACACCGCGAGGAGGTCTGCGATCAGGCCATACTCGTTCAGGCCATGCCGCCCTGAGAATGTCGTTATTCTCGAAATGTGCCCCGATAGCCGACAGCCTCCTCTTGGCCCGCTTGAGCGTATCGCTGAAGATGCCAATGGTGGAAGTGGGATCACGCAGGTAGCGCCTGATTCCGTCTGCGTGACAGAAAATCTGGGTCTTGCAGTGTCCACGCGGCAGCAAGAAGAGACTGAGGTTGATGTCCCTTTGGATCTCTTTGGCGAATTCATAATGAGGCTCCCAGCAGAGCCACCAGTATCCAAGGACGTATTTTGCGAAGAAGTAGAGTCCGACTTCCTGGTCATCCGTTGTCTCCCGAATCAGATCCCTCTGGCCCTTCGGACTTAACTTTTCCCAAACGCCGTCCAAACTCTCGAAGAGCGGATCTGTCCTGAATAGTGAGTTGTCCAGCCACGTCGATAGGGCCCCCATCCTTACCTGTCAACTCCTTGCGTTCGATCAAACCCTCGTACACTGCTTTGTACCATTTGATCGTAGCCCAGTTGCCTTCCCGAAGGTTGTGTGTCACGCCATCGTCGGCGAGCTCTGGGTTGATTGTCTCTCGAACCTCCTTGAGATAATCCTTCAGGTCGGGCCAGCGCTTGAGGTAGGCATAAACTGTGGTTCGGCATACATGGAGACCCTTGGCTATCGCTCGAGTGGAACCGCCGTATTTCTCGATGGCACTCTTGAACTTTTTTTTGTCTACGACCGGCTCTACCTTGGACATTCATAGGGCCTGAACGGTTATTTTACATAATCTGGCTTCTCAGATGCTCTGTAAGCCACGATCTCGACTCGAGCAAGGGTAAGGTATGGGGTAAATATCTATCTAGGCGGGAATATACGCTTTTGCGTGAATTATGTCAAGTAAATGGTACGGTTGCCGTCCGGTGTCTCTGGTTTGTTTTGTGTGTTGGTCGTAATAGATGCTTAATCGGTCCCTGCCCTTGACACAGTGGGCGCATTGCTTCGGCCCGGTCTTGAATACTAGTTCATGCCTCTTGTTCTCCTGCCAGCCTCGAAGTTGAATCGCTACACATTGATCAAATGGCATGGTGCATTTGTCGCCGTCTATTACGCGGTCCATTATGTCATAGTCGTCCGTGCTCTCCTTGCGCTCGGCCCAGTATTTTTTTACGGCGCATGATCTGCAGCGATGTGTCAATCCCTTGATGAGATTGCCTTCAAGCTGTATCTTTTCCTTCCCGCAGGAGCAACGGGCAAGCCAACTACGTTGATAGTCCGATCTACAGTTCCCCTTTGCTTCGTCCAGGGTAGCCTTCCTGATCACAGTCCACTCTCCAAATTTTCTCCCTATCATATCCGGATCCGGTACGCCGTGTTCCATTGTAGCCTCCTGGCTATGCGCTACTCCTGTATGATTGAAAGGGTGTGTTCGCTTTCTTATTTAGTTCTCCTTGTGCATCATGATGGTGTCTGAATCAAGGGTCCCTATGTTGCCAGACTTGGGCTGTATTACGAATGCCGTGGAGCCTAGCGGGGCTGGTGAATACATCTTCTTTTCCCCGTAGCCATATGACGGTGTGCGCCCCGGTTTCGCTATTTCAGACTCGGACCAATATGTTTTCAGATATGTACCGCCATACATCCCCTTTGAAATCTTCTGAATAATCTTATTGCATGATCTTCCTCCACTCATAATGCGCTTTTTTGCCGACATGTCCTCGTGAAGATGCCCTATTACAT